ACTGCATGCGGCGCGTCACGTCATCGAGCCACAACTTGACGGGCTGGTAGGAGTTCAGTTCCGGGTCGGCGGTTGCCAGCCTGAACCACTGCCGTGCCGGGCTGGTCGCGCCAGCCATCATGCCGGCTCCGAGCGTGCGCAGTGCGCGGGTGCCCGTGTTGTCGTAGATGTTGTTGTGCCGGCGCCAGCCCTTGTCGCGGTCCTGGCGGAAGTAGCGCCCGTTGCGCGGGAGCAGGTAGGTCGTGATCTCCTGCCAGTGAGACAGCCACGACGCCCGCTCAGACTTGAGCTGCCCCCATCGCGTGAACAACTTGTCGCGTGTCGGTGCGCTGGGGTATGACTGTGCGTCGCTGGTGTATTCGCTCATCGTGCGCCTGGTGCGTTAGGTGTGCGTTGCGGTTGGATGGCCCGTGGTAGGAAGCCGCCCGGTGCGCGTGGATACAGCAAATCGTTCAATGCCTGCCGCTGGTTCTCAAGTGACGATTGCGCAGCGCCCATCAATCGTCCGATGCCCATAAGACCACCGCCCGGGGAACCCATAATTCCTCCGCCCGGTGCGCCCATCAAACGCAGTCCAGATAGTGAGTTTCCGTACTTGGCATAGTCTGCAAAGTACGCATTGCGATCTTCTGCGCTGAGCTTGACAAGATCCTCGGTCTTCATCGGCGAAAACAACGGACGCTGTTCTGTTTGCGGTTTCCCACCAAAGAATCCACCACTACCACCGCTTGGCTGCTTGGGAATAGTCAGCCACGGACGGGCTGCATCTGCCGTCCCTTGGTCGCTGGCTGGTGGTCTGATGTTGCCGAACGCAGCCATGTCAGCCTCCGAGGAGTGAACTGCGACCGAGCGCCAGATCCTGCGGGTTGACGCCAGTCGGCCCGGTCAGCATGGTGCTGGTTGGTCCGCCGCCTGCGCCCTCTGCTGCGCCCGCCATGATGCTGCCCATGTCAGGCTGCCGGCGGTTGGCTGCTGCCATCGCCTGCGCACTGCGGCGCTGCTGCGAAGCGGCCTGCGCTGCGGCCTGTTGTTGAGCCTGGCGCTGTTCGCCGAGCGCCTGCTTCTGAGCCTTGTCGGCACGTTCGCCGGCATACATCGAATAACCCAAACCGCCAGCTGCTGCTGCTGCTCCTGCGACAGCCGCGCCAGTCGCTGCTGCTGCTGCTGCCGAAGCACCGAGAGCCGTACCGATTGCCGTGAATAAAGCCATGTCAAATCTCCTTGGAATGCATCCGCTCGGTCAGAGTGTAACCCATGATGCCGAGGATTCTTGCGGCAGGTGTCTCATCTCGCCCATTCATCACGAGATCGCTCATCGCCACGTACTTGAGTCCTCGGCGCTTGGCCTCATTCTCGAACGCCTGCATGAGCCTGATGCCAGCCATGCCACGATGCGCAGGGTCAACCCACCACGCGAGCTCCACAGCAGTCTGCATGTGCGGAGCAAACCAGAGCGGGCCGATCAAACCAAGGATTACACCAATGATTTTGGTTTCATCTACAGCCACGAATGACATACCACAGTCAATGACCGCGCTTATACCGTTTGCTAGTTGCTCGTCGGTCAAATGGTCGTTGAGAGCCCGGTACTCGCTGTACTGGATGAACGATCTGCCCATCGTCAGCAGTGCCGGAACGTCATCGCGTGTCGCTGGTCGGATCATTGCATGCCCTCGTATGGGTCGTAGTCGCCTGGTCGAGTGTCGATGCGGTCGCGCACCTCGCGTGGGAGCTGCTTTCCGACGGGGAACGCGAACGTCAGAGCCAGCGCGTCGGCGATGTCCGGGCTGGCCCCGCCCTGTAGCCGGCGCTTGATCTCGTCTTTGGACTCGAGCACCCGTCTGCCGTTGCTGTCGTACGAGTACGTTGGGGTGGCGAGTTCGGCCTTCAGGAACGGGTCGTTGGGGATCGAGCCGCCCTGCTCGAGCCATTCACGCATCGTCCACCACATCTCGGTGCGCTTGTTGACGAACAAGCCGGGGTTGTTGGCCTTGCCGCCGAAGTTGATCTCGACGATCCCGTAGCCCAACTGGCGCAGCCGGTCGATCACGCCCGCCCCGCCACCCACGTCGATGAACACGCCGTCCGGGTCGCGCTCCTCAATGACGTTGGCGACACGGCCAGCCAGGCCCATGTTGTCGATCCCACGGTAGACCTGCGGCTCAAACACGACGAGCCCTTGGCGCAGCACGATCACGCTGCGGTCATCGCCGAACCGGGCAGGGTCAACACCGACGACCAGCGGGGAGTCAATGATGTCGCCGTCTGAGTATTGGCGCCGTGCTGCCGCCTCGGCGTCGGACAGGGTAATGAGCTGGTCGTCGCCGGCGGCGCTGAAGTCACACAGGTACTCACGAGCGAACGCCGTTTCGGGCATGTCGCGGCGCAGGCGCTTGACCTCGTCACGGTCGATGGCGTCAGTATCATCGACGGTATAGAGGGCAGACCACCAGTCCTCAAGGCCGTTGGAGCGGTAGAACAACTCGCTGAACAGGTTGATGCCAGACGGCGTGCCAATGAACATCGCCCAGCCCTTGCGGTCGGACAGGGCAGGCTGAACGATGTCGGTCCAGACCTCGGGCTTGATCTGGGCGACCTCGTCAATCACGCAGCCGTCTAGACGGACGCCTCGCAGGGCGTCGGGGTTGTCGCCGCCGAACAGGCGGATGGTCGCGCCGTTGTGTTTGAAAACGACGGCGAGATCCACCTCGTTGATGTCGATGGCCCCGGTCGTGCGCATCGGGCGAAGTTTGTCCTTGAGCCGAGCCCATGCGATGGCCTTGGCCTGGCGAAGGAACGGAGCGATGTACACGAAGAACCCGAGCGGCTGCTTGCATTTCAGAGCCTTGTCCAGAAGCTCCATGATGGCGAGTTCAGTCTTGCCGGCACGGCGGTGCAGGGCGAGCACGGTGAACCTCTTGCGCTTCAGGTGACATTCCCGCTGCCACTGGCGCGGGTTGTAGTCAAGACTTATCGGCACTTGGCACGCCCGTGATGACGGTCAGGGTGATTTCGCCAGCGTGGTCCAGATTGACGCGGTCGCCATACACCTTGGGCAACACCTTTGACAGCAACCACTTGCGCGTATCAACCATGAGGCGCTGGTGAGCTACGGCGCCAGAGTCGTACCGACCGTCCGGGGTAAGCGGGGGGGTCATGTCTGACAGGGTGACGATCTCCTCAGCCCAACGGTGCGCTTGTGCAATTCTCGCGTGCGCGTACTTCGCGGCGAATCCGTTCAGGTCATTCAACTGCCAGTCCCTGACGGTTGCCTCGCCTGGCATGCCGGTGGTCTTACAAATGGCGTTGAGCGATTCGCCATTGGACAGGCGCAGACAGATCTCGTCGGCCAATTCCTGTGTGTAAACCGTTTGCCCACCGCGCTTTCTGGGCGTTTCGCCTACCGGGCGCGGCGCTTGGCTGCCTTCGCCTTGTCCGCCCGCACGAATTTCTTTGCGACGGACATAGGGACGCCGGCCTTCTTTGCGAACGACCGGGAGTGCGCTGCCGCCTGCATCAGTCGCTTCTGTGCGGGTGATTTGCTTGGCATCAGGTTTCATTCTTGTATGAAAGGTGGATTTCCAGTCCAACGGATTCGGCGATGGCGATTGCGCTGGCGAGGTTGCATCCCTTGCGCCTGATCTTGGGGGCGTCAGAAAGCAAGCACCGCACGTTGTGTGCGGCCATGCGGTCCTCGGCGTCCATGCGAACAGCCAGCGCGTTGGTGATTTGTCCGGTCTGTGCCATGTGCTCGCGCACGGCGGCCTTCCAGTCATCGAAGCTTCGTACGATCATGGCGTGATTATATCAGTCCTTGGTGCTGTTTATGCCGAAATCTTGGATAGTCGCAGCCCAGACTAGTCGCGGTGTGCCCGGCCCCATCCACCGTGCCTCGATCTCGTCGGTGACGAAACACCTAGCTTCAACCTGGGTCATGCCCTGATCGTCGCGTAGGCGGGCTGCGATCATGTCCGCGCTGTAGACGACCACCGGCGGCCCTGCCTCGCCGGCTCGAGGGTAGTGCACGCCGAGGATGCAGTCATCGAGGCCGGCCAGCAGCACCTGCTTCGACGACTTGCGCTTGCGTGCCATGACCGGGATTGTACGGGCCGGTCAGCCGTGCCCTCCACACGGCTGCGATGTTCCGAACGCTCTTGTCGGCGAGATCGTTGCGCACGACTGTCGCTGGTGACGGACCGCCGTCGAGGTACTCGGCTAGCCATCGTCGGTACATGGCCTCGGCCTCGCCATCAGCGAGGCCGTTGGTTCGCAGTTTGGCGAGCGTGAGCTCGCGCTCCTGCTCGACCTTGGCGGTCATCACGGCGATCCCGTCGGCGATGACCTCGTCCTCGGTGACGGCCCTCTGCTGCCCGTCCTCCCCCTTGACATACCAATCCCCCGCCCCCGCCCGTTCGACCCGCGTACGCCAGGCTGGCTCGCGCATGAGCAAACGCTTCATCGCGTCACGAGCAAGGGGGGTAGGGGGGGTTTTGATTCTCTTTGACTCTGATTCTGATTCTGACTCTGAATGGCATTGCGTGGGCAATGCTCGCGCATTGCTCGCGCATTGCGTCGGCATTGCGTGCGCAGTGCGTGCGCATGGTTCTGGGCGCTTGTGACGGGCTGCCGCAGCACGCTTGGCGTTGTTGCTAACTGCTTCTGCCTTCTCGACTTGCGTGCTACGGACGCTCTCCAACTTGGCGTTTCGGAGCCGACCGTCCTCGTCACTGCGCTTGAACTTGTCTCTAATTATCAGCCAGTCACCTTCCTGCATCTGCATTGCGCCCGCAATGCGTGCGCATTGCTCCATGCAGTCCGGAACGCTGCCGTTGTCCCACTGGAACACCAGCAGGCTGATGTAGATCCCGCGCTGCGCAGCCGACATGTGGCCGACCGACGCTGCCCATTCCTTCGTATAGAGGGGAAACCAATGCATGATTCTGCCTTCCGTCCGCCATGTAGCGGACAAATGAAATCCTGAGGAGACAGCGGGGAGCGAGTGCGAGCTGACCCGCTGCCCCCCAGGTTGGGTTGTTGAGCGTTTGCACTCGCTCTGGGGTCACAGTCTAGCGTGTCATTTCATCGGATGTTGGAGCAAATGCACTACACATTTGGACATCTGTAGCGCAATGGGACACAACGCCTGAGCGTCTGTCCCCGGCGGCAGGTTCCCGTTACCCCAATGTTCCGGCGCTGCGGCGTACCTCGCGGCCTTCAGGCAGCACCCATGTCGGCATTCGAATCCGACGTCACCGCGCCCCTATCCTACCGCCATGCGTCACTGCAACCTGCCGTACCACATCTATGTCAATGTGAACAATGTCGCGCTCGGTCCAGAGATGCCAGCCGGCACAACTCGCGGCATCCTGCACGGCATCTATTGCCGGCCCGGGCAAGCGATCATGGGCCACGTCCTGCTCGAGAGCGGAGCGCACTGGTCTGGGATGCTGTGGCATCTGATGAGCACCGGGTACACGTTTATGGAGCAGCCGCTGACGTTGCAGCCGTGGGGCGCGATGGGCGAGGACATCGAGGCTTGGCACTGTCACTACTTAGAGGGACTAGTTTGCTCGTCAGTTCGTGGACCTGCATTGCACGGTCGTCACACGGGGATCATCATCGACTGGCGCGACGGGTTCAGCAGATACCCAGACGAGCACAAGCCGCTCAACATGGTGCACCTGAACGGCGGCCAGTTCGCGCTGCTGCCGAACAACTACCTGATGTTCAACGACAAGCACCTTGTGCGCCCGGCGGCGCGTCCCACCGTCAGCAACTACCGGCGCAACTCCGAGGTCATTTGGGGTCCGTGAGCCGGTACCCCAGTTTCCAGAGCAGGCGGCTCAAATCGTTGGCGGTCGAGGCAACGGCGTCCTCGTCGAGCTCCGGCCTGGCGGCGTGCAGCGCCTCGTGGATGATCGTGTCGAGCATTTCCTGCTCTGACTGCCCGCGTCGAATGCGGATGATCCGCGTGTCGGCGCTGTCGCCGTGCTCGACCTCACCAAAGTTGGTGAGGTGATTCACGAACCTGAACACCCAGTACCGTTGGCCCAGGCGCACGCGCATGGTGGATCACTTGAATCCGCGCTTCATCGCCTTGTACGCGCTGGGGCTGACGGTGCTCTTTGACTTGGGTCGGCTGGTGCCGGCTGCCCGTCGTGCGTTGATGTTTGCGTACAGGCCGCGCTTTGCTGCTTTCTTTGCCATGTTCAACCTCGTGAGGTCTTGCCGCTGCACTTCCACTTTGCACGCGAGAGCCGCAGCGGGCTGTTCGGATCTCGTGCCGCCTTGGGGTGCGCCTTCATCTGCGCGAATGAGCGTGCGCAGTATGCGTCACCCTTGGCGGTTCCGGGCTTGATGCGGTCGCCGCCGCCCTTGGCCTTGCCGGCCTGACCGTAGCTCACAGTTCGGGTGCGTCCTGTTTCCGGGTTGCGGACGGTCTTTGCGAATCGTTTGCCCTTGGCTGGTGTCGGCATGTTGCTCCTATCTGTACTTCTAAAACGTCCAGTTACTGCGCTTCGCGCACCTCGTACCGAAGTCTACGCGCTGGGGTTCCGTTGACACGAGCATGATCCATGTAGAACCGCAGCCAGAGCGCACCCTTGGGCTTCGGCGGCATGCCCTTCTCGACAGCCCATCCGTTCTGCTCGCTGAACTCGTCCTTGTAGCCTGGGCTGCGAACGTGCATCACTCGGTCGAGATACGGGCGCCCGTGCAGGGACAGACGCGCCCGCTGAATCGGCATGATCCACTCGTCGTGCGTGTGGCCTGTCCAGATGATGTCGGCGTCGGGCAGGTAGACGGCCATGCGTGCGGTCTGGATGGTGCCTCGGGTCACGGGACCGCCGCCGCCGTACCCGTGGTGCATGTACATGACGATGCTGTTGCCGACGACTTGGCGCCTGTCCTTCTGCCGCACGAGGAATCGCACCCAGTTCGCGTAGCTGCCGGCGTGTGCTTGGCATTGTGCGTTGCGAACCTTGGCCGCCTCAACCAGGCGCTCGTTCATGTCCGTGTCGTGGCGCCTTTTGACCGAAGTTTCGTGGTTGCCGGGAGCGAACAGCAGCGCCATGTCTGCGTGCGGCGCGATGTAGTCGGCGGTCGTGTTGATGACCGCATCAAGGTAGCGCCCTTCGCGGTGCTCTGGCCGGCATGCCGAGGTGTCCTTGCGAAAATCCCAGGAACCCTGCATCAAACAGAGGAAGTCACCATTCGACATCCACTTCGCATTGCGCTCACGGCACTGCCGCATGTGTTTGTCGAACATGCTGCGATCTGCGTGGGCGTTATCGATGTGAGCATCGGAGACCAGCAGAAAATATTGCTCCCATCCCGCACTCAACGAATCACCGTTCATCTCCACGGTAAACGAACCGGGCTGATGCTGGACGATGGTCGCGCTCATGGCGTAATGCAGGGCACGACATCAGATTACGCTTCTGAATAATGCAAACGCCGCTATCCAAGAATTTTGGCATTTGCTCATGGTCACCCACTTGACCGCCGATATACAGCCCTGTATAGTCCCAGCAGCCACATGACGTGGCAGAAAGAGGATGACATGCGCAAGTCTTACAACCCACTCTATGGCCGATCACCGACGCAAGCAGAACGCGACCTCGGTGTTCGCACGCTGATCTGGTGCAAGCCAGACGGTTTCCCGAATTGGATTGCCGAGTGTTCACCGGCTGCCGTCGGCGTCGGATTCACGCGAGCCGAGGCGGTCAAGGCCGCCGTCGCCAAGTACCGCTCAATCGTCGCCGCCGAGGCCACCGACGAGCCCGAGCCTGACTACGGCGGGGCGATGGACTCGACTGGCATGATTCACTCCGACGCCGAAGGGGGGCTGTGATGCACGGCCTTCCACTGTTCGACATCGTTGAGGCAGCCCGCCGGCGTGACGTCGGCATGGCGTTGGCTGCGGACGCCCGCGAGCTCCTGCTGACGCAGGCACGCCTGTTCGCCCACGAGTACGCAGCACAGCACGGCACCGTGACCGCCGACGATGTGGCGGCGCTCATGTCCGCAGCCGGCCTGAACTACGCTGACCTGGGCAATGCCGCTGGCAGCGTCTTCCGCGAAGGATTTATTTGGACTGGCGACGTTCGTCAGTCCGCCCGTGTCAGTACGCACCGCCGCCTCGTGCGGGTTTGGAGGATCGCGTGATCACCGAGCACACCATCGACCTCAATCTGGACTGGCTGGACGACGACAACGCCAATGCCATCGAGTTCGCGCAGGAAAACCACGTCGTCGGCATCATCACCGCGCACTGGTCCGAGGAGTCGTATGAGGATTTCGACCAGCACGGCAACTCCTACCCGTCCTGGGTGTGGAAGTTGTGGACCTGGACGCTTGAGGGCGTTCTCGTCAACGGCCATCAGATGCACATGCCTGACCTGCCCGCCGGCATCACGGCGGCGTTCGACGCGCACGGTTGCGAGAAGGAACTGATGCGCGAGCAGCCGAGGGGTACGCGATGATCGCCGCCATCATCGCAGCCGCGCTGGTCGTGCCGCCGCCTGCTGGCACCGACGTCAACCGCATCCTGTACGCCATCGCAGCCGTCGAAACCGGCGGCGAGCGTCAGCCTGACCGTGCCGTAGGCGACAACAATAAGGCGATCGGTCGTTTCCAGATTTGGGAGGTGTACTGGAAGGACGCATGCGAATACGACAAGTCGTTGAGCTCGCGCCCGTACACCGATGTCACCGACCCCGAATACGCCAAGCGCGTTGTCATCGCCTACCTCTCGCGCTACGCGCAGGACTGGTCGATTGACACGGTGGCACGCATTCACAACGGAGGGCCACGGGGCGCAACTGGGAAGCGCCGGAGAGCCACGGATGGCTACGCGGCCAAGGCCGCACGGGAGTACGCACGATGCGGTACCTGAGCGTGTGTAGCGGCATTGAGGCCGCGAGCGTTGCGTGGCATCACCTCGGGTGGCAACCCGTAGGATTTAGCGAGATCGAACCCTTCCCGGCAGCGGTGCTCGCGCACCGCTTCCCCAACATTCCCAACTTCGGAGACATGACGCAGCATGAGCAATGGCCACTTCGACCCGGATCAATCGACCTTCTCGTGGGCGGAACGCCATGCCAGTCATATTCAGTCGCGGGGTTGCGGCAAGGACTCGCAGATCCGCGAGGGAGCCTCATGCTCACCTACTTGGCAATCGCTGATCGACTGCGCCCGAAATGGATTGTGTGGGAAAATGTCCCCGGTGTTCTGTCCTCGAACGGAGGACGGGACTTTGGCACCTTCCTCGGGTCGCTGGTGCAACTCGGGTATGGGTTCGCATACCGAGTGCTGGACGCTCAATACGTGCGAGTGGGGGGATGGCCCCGAGCCGTCCCGCAGCGCAGGCGACGTGTGTTCGTTGTCGGATGTTCTGGAGACTGGGGCGCTGCCGGAGAAGTACTCGCTCTCGCCGAAGGCTTGCAGCGGAATCTTGAGGCGCGCCGAGCGAAGGGGAAAGGCGTTGCCGCCGATTCTCAAGGCGGCGTTGCTCGCTGCATCACAACTGGCGAGATGAAACGGCAGGATTACGAGACTTGCACGATGATCGCGCAGCCGACCGCCTACCGATGGCAGAACGACCGAGACGGCTTGCAGCAGGATGATGCCGTCGCCGCGCTGCGAGCTTCGCAGGGCGCGAGCGGGTTCCACGAGATGAATCACCCGGTGATAGCGCAGCCCGTCCCGTTTCGTGACGTTTCTCCAACGCTTACTAGTCGAATGCAAGGAAGCAGCGGTTGGGCACCCGTAAACGAAGATGCGCATCTAGTCGGACAGCCCGTCCCATACGACCTGTTCCAGATCACCGCCCCGGTGAATCGTCAGAACCGCGCACCTGGCGACCCGTGCCACACGCTCGCCAAGGACAACGCGGCCCATGCGGCGGTGGCTCACGCCTTCTACAGCACGGGAGGAACTCACGGCGTAAACCAACACTCGGAGGTTTCGCCCGCAGTCAAAATTGGTAGCGGACTAGGCATCCCGTCTCCGCCCGCGGTGGCGCAGTCGATGACAGTCCGTCGCCTCACCCCTCGCGAATGCGAGAGACTTCAAGGATTCCCCGACGACTGGACGATGATCCCGTACCGAGGGAAGCCTCCCGAGGAATGCCCAGACGGCCCCCGGTACAAGGCACTCGGGAACTCGATGGCCTGCAATTGCATGAGTTGGATTGGCGAGCGTATCGCCGCGTATGAGGCACAAAATGGGAGC